CAAGAACCACCCTGAACCTAAGCTGTTCGACAGTAGAGAGGCAGCACAGGCTGAGTGTGATAAGTGGAACACAGGTATTATTGTGGACTATGAGACTTCACTAGACCGAATCCGACACATGACGGACGAAGAACGACAACGTGCAATAGTAAGGAGTAGAGCAAATGAACGTAGATGAAACAGCAGCAATATCACTAGTGGCTGAGATGAAACGAAACAACCTAACACTGGCACAGGCACTAGAAGGAATAAAGAACTACGCTAATGACATCCAATTTCAAAAAGAACTTGACATGGTATATGGACATGAGGTATTTGAGGATTGGGATTATTGGCACGAAGGAGATATATAACCCATGAAACTGACCCTCGACGTAGAAAACACTGTAACAAAACGAGATGACAAAACACATCTTGATCCCTTTGAGGCAACCAATACTTTAGTTATGGTGGGTATGCTAGATGATCTTGGTAACGAAGACCTTGTAACATTCGATCACTCTGAGCAACAACCTACCACAGAGGGGCGGCACATTGTCCAAAAGAAACTGGATGAAGCCGCCCTTCTAATCTGTCACAACGCACCGCACGATCTCGTATGGCTATGGGAATCTGGCTTCACATATGAAGGGCCAGTGTTCGACACCATGCTGTGTGAGTATGTGCTTCACCGTGGACAGAAAGATACTGTAGGACTTGAGGCGTGTGCTGAACGCTACAACCTACCAACACAGAAGCAGGACACCCTGAAAGAATACTTCAAGCAGGGATACACTACACGTGATATTCCTCATGCTGAGTTATCTGAGTACCTGTCTGCTGATATCCATGCAACACAGGAACTGTACAATGTTTTGACTGAACGCTTGGAAGGTGCAGACAGTTCACTGAAAGGCACAGTCGATCTTACTAACCAGTTGGTCATACATCTAACTAAGATATACCAACGTGGGTTCAAGGTAGACAAGGATGCACTTGAAGAAGTGCGTCAAGAGTTTCAGGCTGAGTATGATCAGCTAACTGCTGACCTTGAAGCACATGTACGTGAGGTCATGGGGGATCGTCCGATCAACCTTGGCAGCACAGAGCAGTTGTCATGGGTTGTGTTCAGCCGCAAGCCTATTGACAAAGGTACATGGCCTGAGTTGTTTGATGATCGTATGTCAGATACAGATTTCAAACGCAGTGTAAAACTAAACAGTGAAGTACTGTACAAGCAGAAAGCACATCAATGTACTAACTGCAATGGTACTGGACAGATAAGAAAGGTAAAGAAAGATGGAACTCTATACTCAAGAACTAATCGCTGTGGGACGTGTGATGCTAGTGGTTATATTTTTACTGATACTTCAGTAGTCGCAGGGCTAAAGTTTGTCGCACCATCACCTAAGTGGATCAGTGCAGGTGGCTTCGGTACATCAGCTAAGAACCTAGAGTTCCTCGAAGGTATCGCACGTAGCAAAGGTATGACAGACGCAGAGTTATTTCTACAGCGTGTTCGCAGACGCAATGCAGTGGACACGTATCTCAAGTCATTCGTCAATGGCATCGCTAACTTTGTGAAAGAGGATGGTATGCTGCACGTACAACTTAACCAACACCGTACAGATACGGGACGTTTGTCTGGGTCTAACCCTAACATGCAGAACATGCCACGTGGCGGTACGTTCCCTATCAAGAAGGTGTTCAAGTCACGTTGGGAAGGTGGGCAGATCATGGAAGCTGACTTTGCACAGTTAGAGTTTCGTGTGGCTGCGTTCCTATCACAGGACAAGACTGCTATTGAGGAAGTGACCACAGGCTTTGACGTACACTCGTACACTGCAAAGGTTATCTCTGATGCAGGTCAACCAACCACACGTCAGCAAGCCAAGGAACACACATTCGCACCGCTGTATGGTGCCAGTGGGTTCGGACGTACAGAGGCAGAGGCTGCGTACTACAAGCAGTTCACTACCAAGTACAGTGGCATTGGTAACTGGCACAAAGAACTAGCCAAGGAAGCCTTGAACACAGGCAAGATACGAACACCCTCTGGGCGTGAGTTTGCTTTCCCTGATGTACAACGTAGACGCTATGGCGGTGTGACATTTTTCACACAGATTAAGAATTATCCCGTGCAATCATTTGCAACTGCTGACATTGTACCTATATCTCTGATATACATTGATAAGCTAATGGGAATAAACCAAATGCAATCCTGCATAGTCAACACAGTACATGACAGTATTGTGATTGACGTTCACCCAAACGAAACAGAAAAGGTAATCAAAGTAATAAACCGTACAAATGAAATACTTACGTCCTTGGTCAACAAGAAGTGGAACATAGACTTTAATGTGCCTCTATTATTAGAAGCAAAGATCGGTCCAAACTGGCTTGACACAAAGGACGTAGCCTGATATAACTATAAGTTCGCAAAACAGAAAAGGAGACTTACATGAATCAAGTAGCAACACAAACAAACTTCACCGACATGGCAAAGCTGATGGGCATGAGTGCCGATACAGAACAAGCACCAAAGGTGTCTACACTTGCACGTCTACGCATTAGTCACACACCTATCATGGGTGAGTCAGAAGTAAACGGCAAGAAGGTGAAGATGGAAGTTGTTGAGGGTGGTACATACAAACTGGAGATTCCAGATGGCCCTACCTACTACGCAAGTAAAGCAACCATTCGTCCATACGTACAACGTTTTATGTATAAGCGTTTCGTCATGGGCAATGACAAGACACCAAACCGTTACATCAAAACTGTAATGGCTGACAACCTTAACATTGATCTGAAAGACAATGATGGTGGGTTCAACTGCGGTAAACCTGCGGGTTACATCCAAGACTTTAAGGCACTGCCTGAGAAGACACAGGATTTGATTCGTCAGATTAAACGTGTTCGTGCTGTGTTCGGTACAGTTGAACTGGTTGATCCAGTAGATGCATCTGGTAATCCAGTTGAGGTGGCAGAGATGCCATTCATCTACGAAGTAGAGAACCGTGATGCGTTCAAAACTATCGGTGGTGTGTTTACCAAACTAGGTAAGATGCGCCGACTACCACCAATGCATTATGTTACACTCACTACAAGTGAGCAGTCTCTACCAAATGGGAACAGCTTCTATCTACCAGAGGTTAAGCTAGACCTACAAAACACATTGGACTTGGACGATGATGCACAAGAAACACTAGGTAACTTCTTGGCATGGATCACCAACTACAATGAGTACATCACAAATGCATGGGATGAAAATGCTCACAAGCATGAGGATGTAGATACTGCAACAGTCGATGACTTTATTGACATCAGTGAAGAGGACTTCTCTTAATGCATCACCCTGCCGAATTGAAGCTGCATAAGTTCATGACTGATGCTGCCAATGGAAAAAGCACGTTCACAGACGAACAGGCTCAAGAGATTGGCGCAGAAGTTGCGGCAGCAGTACTACGTCAGTTCGGCAGTGGTAAGTCTCGTGACGAGTTTACACTACGGATGTCCAACATTGGGCGTCCGACTTGTCAGTTATGGTTTGATAAGAACAAACCTGAGACTGCACTGCCGAAGCCTTCGACATTTGTAATGAACATGATGATTGGAGACATCGTTGAAGCGGTATTTAAAGGACTTCTTAAAGGTGCTGGTGTCGAATATCAAGATACAGATACTGTCTCTCTCATGGTGGGAGATACCAATCCTACTACTGTTAAAGGTAGTTATGATCTTGTGCTTGACGATGCTGTGGATGACGTTAAGTCAGCTAGTCCTTGGTCCTACCAAAACAAGTTTGAATCCTTTGAAACATTATCCAAGGGGGATTCATTTGGCTACGTTGGGCAGCTTGCAGGATACTCAGAAGCATCTGGGTATAAAGCAGGTGGTTGGTGGGTAGTCAATAAAGCCAATGGGGAGTTCAAGTACGTACCTGCCGAAGGTATGGACAAAGAGAAAGAACTTGATAAGATCAATAAGACTGTTGATGCAGTTAAAGACAACAAGTTCAAACGTTGCTTCAAGGCTGTACCTGAAACATATCGGGGTAAGCCTAGTGGCAACATGGTGTTGAATGACAACTGTAAGTTCTGTGACTACCGCTTTGAATGTTGGCCTACTCTACAAGAGTTACCATCAAAGGTATCACAAGCCAAGGAACCTAAGACAGTTGGTTATGTAGAAATAAAGGAGTATTAAATGTTAGGTGATGATGAAATCAAAGAACTTCAAGATGAGATCAAGATGCTTGAAGAACAACTGCGTGAACGTAAACGTGAACTCAGTGAGAAACGTTATGCAGGTTTACGTGCAGCAATGGAAGCACGTAAGGAAGCAGACCAACTACTTAGTGAAGAACTAAAGGCACTAGGTGTTCGTCGTGTTAACTGGCATCCCTTTATCTAATGAAACGTTTTAGCGCAGCAATGAAGCACGGGTATCGTAGCGGTCTTGAGGTCAAGGTGACGGAGTACTTGAAGGAAAATAAAATTCCTGTAAAGTATGAGGCGATCAAGATCGAATGGGAAGACCTGATGTACCGCACATACACCCCTGACTTCGTGTTGCCTAATGGTATCATAGTAGAAACTAAGGGGCGGTTCACATCAGATGATCGCAGGAAACATAAGCTGATCAAGCAGCAACATCCTGACCTTGATATACGGTTTGTATTTACAAATAGTAAAGCTAAACTGAGCAAGGGGGCAAAGACAACCTACGGCATCTGGTGTGAGCGTAACAAGTTTCTGTACGCAGATCGTTATCCACCACTGGAATGGCTTAAAGAGAAAGGTAAAGATAAACATCCAGAACTAATAGAGTTCCCACTAGAAAAAATAAAAAGGAGTTAGTATGAGTAAAGAACAAGAGAAAATATTCGTAGACTTTGAGCCAAATGATTTTATCATTCGTATCTCACCTGTGTTAGATGACGATGATGCTTGGACAGGGGAGTTAACAGTAGGGTATCTTACGTTAGATGAAAACTATCTAAATGAAAGTGACTATACACATGTAGATATGGTAACCAATTTAACGCTTTCCGCTATTCCGCTTATGGAAGAGGACATAGAGATACGGAATAGACTTTACAAGTACACTACAGCAGTGTTAGAAAAAGAAGGTAAACCTGTTGTTGAAAAGGAAGATGACAGTAACATAATTAAACTACGATTCAGTTAAGGAGATTGATATGGCAGACAATGTAAACCAACCACCACACTATAACCAAGCTGGCATTGAGTGCATTGATGCCATTCAAGCTGCAACTGGTGAAGGTTTTGAGTATTACCTACAGGGTAACATACTTAAATACATGTGGCGTTATCGCTACAAGAACAAAACTGAAGACCTTAAAAAGGCTCAGTGGTATTTGAACAAATTGATTGAGGTGAAAGATGATAGTCAAAGTATTCTTGACTTTGGAGATTGATGAAGATGATTACCCTGTTCCTGTTGATGGTCACATTGACGAAGAGGTTGAAGAAACAATGAGAGAACTCGTCTATGATATAGACGGAATGAGCATAAGAACAATAAAAATATTAACGGAGTAGACATGGAAACTTATGGCCCAACATTACCTATCTCAGAAGAGATACACTCAATGAAGTATCGCTCAAAGGGTGAGACATTTAGAGAAGCTATGACACGTGTAGCTGAAGCACTTAAAGATAACGAAGAACATTTTAATAATTTTAGAAACATTCTGTACAACCAACGCTTTCTACCTGCAGGGCGTGTACAGTCAGCAATGGGAGCACCACGGCGTGTGACCCCCTATAACTGTTTTGTATCTATGACTATCGAAGATAGCATGGATGGCATCATGGAAGCTGCTCGTCGTGCAGCAGAGACAATGCGTTTAGGTGGCGGTATTGGTTACGACTTCTCTACGCTACGTCCACGGGGTACACTGATCAAATCACTAGATAGTAAATCATCTGGTCCAGTATCTTTCATGGGTATCTTTGATGCCGTATGTAAGACTATTGCATCAGCAGGTCATCGTCGTGGTGCACAGATGGGGGTTCTACGTGTAGACCATCCAGACATTGAAGAGTTTATTCGTGCTAAGAATAACAGTGACACACTTACACAGTTCAATATCTCTGTAGGCGTGACTGAT